CGCGGTGAAACAGGTGAGCCTAAATTGGAACGCCAACGTGCGCGTAGGAAGTTAGATAAAGAAGGTGTAGATCGCTCTGGTAAAGATGTAGATCACATAAAGATGTTAAGCAAAGGTGGTAAGAATAGTGATGGTGTCCGCCTCGTTTCGCCAAGTAAAAATCGTGCGCGAAATGGTCACACAAAAGGCGAGAAATAGTTTAGAGTTTAGTTGTACATGAGTAGTGCCACAGTAAGGTATGAGTGTGTGGCACGGGGGTTTATTGTTTCCCCTTTATAACCATATCAGTTGGGGTGTCCCCTGAAGATGTGACCCAACATGTGGAACGGCAGAATGTAAAGCACATTCTGCCTGTTCTGCATTTATAACTATAAAGATAGTATGAGGTAAGATGAAGATTGTAGATAACAAAGCCTTGTTATTGAAGGTGCGTGACCCCGCTAAAGTTGCGGGCATCATTCCGAAGAGTCACGTCCTTGAGAACAATCAAGTGCTTGTGCATTGGGGTTTAGATGAGGCACAGGTCTTGAAGAATCTCAAGATTAAGAACGTGCCATCCCCCATACTGCGCGAGTATAACTGGCCCGGACTTCATAAACCGTTCGAGCATCAACGCACTACGGCTGCGTTCCTCACATTAAATAAACGTGCATTTTGTTTGAACGAACAAGGCACAGGTAAAACAGGTTCAGTCATCTGGGCAGCAGACTATCTTATGCGTAAAGGTAGAATACGCCGCGTGCTGGTAATCTGTCCTTTGTCAATTATGGACAGCGCATGGCGTGGTGATTTGTTTAAGTTTGCAATGCACCGCTCTGTAGATATTGCATACGGTAATGCAGCTAAACGTAAAGAGATAATTAGTAGCGATGCTGAGTTCGTTATTATTAACTACGATGGTGTGGAAGTTGTGTCCGAAGAGATCGCCAAAGGCGGCTTCGACATGATCGTGGTAGACGAAGCTAACGCCTATAAAAATCCTGCCACAAATAGATGGAAAACATTAAACCGCCTGATCAAACCTGAGACATGGTTATGGATGATGACAGGCACTCCCGCTGCACAGTCTCCGCTTGATGCGTATGGACTTGCTAAGTTAGTTGACCCCAACAGCGTACCCAAATACTTCACCACATTTAAAGAAGCGGTGATGTATAAACTCAGTCAATTTAAATGGATTCCAAAACCAACAGCGGTGGAGACAGTGTTCAAAGCATTGCAACCCGCTATTCGATTTACTAAAGATGAGTGTCTTGATCTACCAGAGATGACTTATGTAGATCGCCATGTTGAGTTAACTAAACAACAGCAGAAATACTATGCCTTGATGAAGAAGCGCATGGTGATGCAAGCGGCGGGCGAAGATATCACAGCAGTCAACGCGGCGGTTAACTTGAGTAAGCTCTTGCAGATATCTTGTGGGGCAGTCTACTCAGACAATAAAGAAGTTGTCGAGTTTGATATTAACAATCGGTACTCTGTACTAAAAGAAGTTATAGAGGAAGCATCTCACAAGGTGCTGGTATTCGTACCGTTTAAACATGTCATAGATATTTTAGTTAAACAACTTAGTGCTGACGGTATAACAAACGCGGTGATTCAAGGTGAGGTATCCGCTGCCAAGCGTACCGAAATCTTTAAGCAATTTCAAGAAACAACCGAGCCTCGCGTACTGGTAATCCAACCCCAAGCAGCGGCGCATGGTGTGACTTTAACCGCTGCGGATACAGTGGTGTGGTGGGGGCCAACAAGTTCACTTGAAACTTATGCACAGGCTAATGCTCGTGTACACAGAGCAGGACAACGCCATCCATCAACTGTTATTCACTTAACCGGATCGCCCGCTGAGAAACATGTGTATAAATTACTTGGTAATAAAATGAACATTCATGAACAAATTATAGAGCTTTATAACGATTTGCTTGTATAATTGATTAGATGTAGGTATGATACAAACTCCTTGATACCGATGGAGACACAAATGGAAGACCAGATTGCAGTAGATAAGTTGGTGAAGGTATACCTGAAAATGAAAGCAACAAAAGAACAGGTAGACGCAGAGTATAAAAAGAAGAACGAAGAGATCACCGCTCAGATGGATACCGTCAAACAAGCCCTGCTCGAGTATTGTAAAGAGCAGCAAGTTGAATCCGTTCGTACTAACGAAGGATCGTTCTATAGAACAGTTAAGAAAAGGTTCTGGACGAACGATTGGGATGCGATGGGCAAGTTTGTTTTAGAGCATAAGATTCCCGAACTTTTTGAGAAGCGGTTGCATCAAGGCAACACGGCTACCTTTCTCGAAGAGAACCCTGACTTGCTGCCCCCGGGATTAAATGTGGACAGCGAATTTACCATTACCGTGCGGAGGGCTTGATGACTGATTACGTAACCGTGGATGGGGTAGCCGAGTATTACAAGGTCAGCCCTTCTACTGTAAGGAACTGGGTAAATAGTGGACAAATACCATCTACTTGTTACCTAAAATTGAATAAGACATATCGGTTTGTTCTTGCTGATGTGGATAAGGCATTACGCGGTAAAACGCAAGATGCTGTTGTTGCAGTCCAACCTGATCCCCGTCAGTTGGAATTAGATTTTTCCCCCGATGATGATATTTAAGGAGCAGTAAATGACCGAATTAACGTTGTTCAAAGGCGGTATGCCCGCTTACATGAAAGACTTTAAAGACACCACAACCGATGCACTGGCAGGTGGTGACAACAATGAAGGATTACGCCGTATCTCAATCAAGGGTAGCGTGTTTCGTGACATGGTAGGCAATAAAGAAATTAACGCGAGTGATAGTCGTGCGATGAACATCATCGTGATTAAAGCTGCACCGACCCTATACCGTTCGTACTATGAAGGTGCGTATATTGAGGGAGAAAACAAAGGGCCAACATGTTGGTCACTTGATACTCAAACTCCTGCGCCAGAAGCTGAAGGTAAGCAAGCCAAACGTTGCGCTGACTGCAAGCAAAACATTAAAGGTTCAGGTCAAGGTGAATCTCGCGCTTGTCGTTTCCATCAACGTATTGCTGTGCTTGTTGAGAATGGTGATGGCTTTGTAAGACAGATGATAGTTCCCGCTACTTCTATTTTTGGGGAAGGTGAGAAAGGGAAGTTGCCGCTTCAGGCTTATGGGCGTCATTTGAAAGCGCACAATACACCTATCCCTACCGTGGTAACAGAGGTACGGTTTGATACTGCATCTGCTACACCCAAACTATTCTTTAAACCTGTACGTCCAGTTACTGAAGAAGAGTTTGCACAAGTACAGACATGGATGAACTCTGCTGAAGCTGAAGAAGCTATAAAGTTTACAGTTAATCCTAGCCCAGTTAAAACCAATGCTGAGTTGTTTGATACCCCTGATGAACCTGTAGTAGCTGAAGAGAAAATCCCAGAGCCGAAGAAGGCTGCACCAAAAAAGACCGGCCCTGCTGATACTACTCCGTCATCACTCGCTGATCTTGTAGGTGATTGGGACGACTGATTCACGCTGTGGGGTGGGCATTGCTCACCCCTTTTTCACACCAATACCTGTGAGCAGTCATGGATACAAAACAATTTTTAGAATCAGTATTGTGCAACGAGGGGCATTACTGTGCATGGGCTAATAACCTAAAGCAGAAACGCATTGTACAAAAATTTTATCCAACACTTGATGCAGTTATTACTGCATCGAATAACTTTGCCAACGAAGGGTTTGATGCTTATTTTGCATTAGCTTCTTTTGTAGAACCCACTTCACGCGAAGCAGTTAACGCAAAGTCTTTTAAATCTTTCTTTGTTGATATTGATTGTGGGGAAGAGAAAGCTAGAGATGGCAAAGGTTACATAGATAAAGAAGCCGGTATCAAAGCTCTCAAACAATTTTGCAAAGATGTAAAGTTACCACGCCCTACCGTAGTAGATTCGGGTAGGGGCATACATGCATACTGGCCTTTAGAAAAAGAAATTTCTGCTAGTGAATGGAAACCTATTGCTGAACAGTTTAAGTCTGCGTGTAGACATTTTGCATTTACTATAGATATGGCAGTACCCGCAGATGCTGCGCGTGTGCTACGTGTACCCGGAACATTTAATTTTAAAAATGACCCACCAACACCAGTAGCAATACTAGGGGCTGCACCACCAATACCAATAGAAGCGTTTAAAGAATTACTTGATGCGGCAGGATTAAAACCGATTCCGATACGCGCCGCCGTGACGCGTGCGTTTGATGCTACAACTGATGCACTTACATTGAATGGGAATATCGTTTCATTCTTTGAGATTATTATGAACAAGACAGCCGAGGATAAAGGCTGTAAGCAGTTACATAAAATTCAAACAGAACAGGCAACGATCAGCGAACCTTTATGGAGGGCAGGATTATCTATTGCACAACACTGTGCAGATAGAGATGAATGGATACATAAAATATCTTCTGAGCATCCAAACTACACGGCGAGTGAGACTGAAGATAAAGCGAGTAGAACTGTTGGCCCTTACACTTGCGAAAAGTTTAATGAATTTTCATCAGGCATCTGTGCCGATTGCATACACTTTGGAAAGATTAAATCTCCGATTGTGTTAGGGCGTAAAGTTCTTGAGGCGTCAGAAGAAGATAACATTGTGAAAGATGTACCCGATATAGGCATAACGGTTGCACCACAAACCTATGTTATCCCGCAGTATCCGTTCCCATTTTTTAGAGGTAAGAACGGCGGTATCTTTAAGCGTAAAAAAGATACTGACGATGAATCAGAAACGTTGGTCTACAAGAATGACTTCTATGTTCTGCGTAGATTACTTGATCCTGATTTGGGTGAATCCGTAGTGATGCGGTTGCACCTACCTAAAGACGGCGTACGTGAATTTACTATCCCATTATCGGTCATTACATCTAAAGATGAATTTAGACGCGCTGTCTGTTTTCATGGCGTTACTGCAATCAAAGTTGAGGAACTTATGCACTTCACTACAGAGATGATTAACAATTTACAAAGTGCAGGTGCTGCCGACCCTGCATGCCGACAGTTTGGGTGGACTTCAGATCGTGGCGAATCTTTTATAGTTGGCAATAAAGAAGTTATGGTGGATCGTATTAACCACAACGCCCCTTCTAAACTTACTGCTGCCTACTTCCCATTGTTTAATCCTAAAGGTACGTTTGAAGAATGGACTGAAGTTGTTGACTTCTTTAATCGCCCCGGCATGGAGATACATCAGTATGCACTATGTGCAGGATTCGGTTCGGTGCTTGCTAAATTCGGCGCGATCCCTGCAAGCCTATTGCACATTTATAGTAAAGATAGTGGACTAGGAAAAACAACAGGACTGCGATTAGCCTTGAGTATCTGGGGTGATTGGAAACAGTTGATGATGACTAAGGAAGATACGCATAACTCTAAGATGTTACGCACGGAGATTATGAATAACTTGCCTGTGGCATTTGATGAGTTAACTAACATTACTGGTGAAGGTGCAAGTAAGTTAGCGTATGAGTTTGCAGAGGGGCGTCGTAAAAATGGTTTAGATTCTTCTGGCACGAAAGAACGTATTCGCGGAGTATCGTGGGCGACACTTGGTTTGAGTTCGGGTAATACAAGTTTGCTAGAACGTATGGTGTTGTACAAAGCCGCGCCGAAAGGGGAGGCCGCTAGGGTTATGGAATACGAACAGAAGTGGATGGACCTAAAGAAAGAAGATACTGATGCGATGACATTGAAGTTGGAAAATAACTACGGTCATGCGGGTATTCCTTTCGTTCAATATATTATGGAACGTATCCCTGAAGTTAAAGAAAAGATTGCTGTCACGCAGCGAATGGTTGATAAGGAAGCAGGGCTAAGACCAGAACACCGATTCTGGTCAGCACATGTTACCTATACATTAGTTGCTGCATCGTATGCTAGACAGCTTGGGTTAATTAAATATAACTTAGCTAACTTAGCAGAATGGGCAGTGGATGAATTACTCATTGCTGGTAAGAGTACGTTAGAAGATATGGATACAGATTCTATAGAGCTTTTGTCTTTGTATTTAGCTGAGAACTATAGTAGTTGGCTACGTATTCGTAGTTCTGAGGATGCACGTACTGGCACAGGCGCATTAGATCATCTCGTTGTACCGGATGCTTCACCTCGTGTGTCATTGACTATTCGTTATGAGTACGATGTAAAGCGTATGTATATATTGCCGAAACCTCTTCGTGAATGGTGCAGTAAACATCAACACAATTACAAGGCATTATTTGAAGGGCTTAAGTCTGGCAGTACGAAAGCGGTAATTAAAAAGATACGTATGGGTAAAGGTACTAACGCTAACATTCCGCCGATGGATGCCATCATGCTTAATGCAGAGTTTCTAGATGAGAGTACAGAGCAAGCATTAGCAGCGATGAATATCACTGGTGCGCTTAAAGACGACCTTTCGTGATAAGATGTACGTGGACATCTGGTCGTCCATCTTTCCTCTTTATCCCCCGACAAGTTCGGGGGATTTTTTATTCCACTTGTTCTACTTCCTCTATCAAATGTTTGCTAAGTTTTGCATCGAGGGTCACACCGTGGAACATAGTCTTACTAGCTTTTTGGAATGCGTTCCATGAACTTTGTTCCATATCATGTGCGTTACCAAGTTCAGGATATTTCTCAACCCACTCTCTCAAATTTTCTCTTGCAGATTCCACGCCTTCTGTATCACCAAATCTCTTAGCTACGTTAATCTGGTTGAGTAACTGTTTCTTACGTCCAGTAATAACCTTGTTCATACCTTTAGCAATTTGTGCTTCTTCTTGCGCCTTAGCATAATCAGCCGGAGCAAATCCAATCATCTGTGCAAGAGAGTGTGCGGCATCGACATCAGCAATAGGATCACCACGCTGTGTATTTGCTCCTTCAGTTAAGAATCGTGTACCTCTGAAGATGTTACTCAATGCACCCGGCAATAGTTGTTCCATGCCATGTTCGATATTTCCATTTTGAATATCATCTGCACCGCGTGCAAGACGCATACCCAAACTAAATGAAGGGCCACCGAATGTAGATTGAAGTTGCTGCACGGCTTCTTGTGCGCCAGTTGTAGGCTTAGTATCTTCCCGGAACAACAAGTCAGTCATGGATAGACGAGGGGCTGCATTCACTCCGGTCATGGCTTGCACCAAGCCTTTAGTTATCGTATCGCCTAATCCTTGATTGATTACAAATCCCAGCGGAGGATCGTCAGGGTCTTTAAATAAGTTATAGATTAAAGATATCGTACCCATCAGTGGCATGCCCTGTACGCCAGCAAATAATCCTGCCGTAGCATAAAGACCTATAGTACGTTGTAGCGCCATCTTCTGAAGTTTTGGGTCGTTACTAAAGATATCTTTAGCAGCTTGATGCTGTAAGTACATCATTGCTGCACCGTACTTCTTAAACATAAACAGCACGCGCCCGATTGAGTTTTGGCTGATACGTGGTGCAGCGGCAGCAGCAGTACCGCCGTTAGTCATCTCGGTAATGTAAACGGCTTTCTTTGCGGCAATCTCTTCGCGTGCTTTAGCATCTAACCCTTTGTACTGAGGGTCTGAATTAACTTTTTTAAGTTCTAGCATATAAGAAGCAGCAAGCGTTACTTGCCGATTCATGCGCTCACTGTGGTGCATGAAATAGCCCGATGATGCATTGAATCGTTGCAGTAATGAAGCATCACCCTTGTTCTCAATAATATTAGCAAACCGATCATTAAGATCATTGCGGCTAAGTTCACCGCGCTCACCTGCAACACGGATAAGTGTCTCAAGTTCCGGCATATTTTTAGGTATTTTACCTTCGTAGTTTTCTAACGAACGTCCTACCTTGCGAGTACTTTCATTGCCAAAAGTATCTTTTATTGTATGAGTTGATCCACTACCCAGAAACAATTTATACGCTGAATCTAAAGCCGCATGTGTTTCTGACCATCCATGTTCACCTGCAAGGTATGGGGCTACAAACATAGGAACTTGTGCCAAGTTCACTACAGCGGAAGATAAGTTGCCCCCCATAAAATAAGCAAAATTCATTGAATTAATAAAGTTTGCGACAGGCATTTGCTCAGGCTTAATCGCAATTTCAATACGTTTGTTTAATTCATTCATGTATTGAACTGCAAGATCATTGTTGCCTTTTTGTTCTGATGCTTTAGTTTCTGATGCAAGTTTTGTTTGTAGACTACGTAGTAGTCCACTGTACTTCATACGTGATACTTGCCGCGCCATGCTTTGAGTTTTTTCTTTGAATACCCCAATCGCATCCGTGTTGTATCCAGTGATACCTTTTGTACCCGCAATGTTTTCTTTACGGCGATTAAACTGTTGTGCAAAAGAACTCTCAGGCATAGTACGTAGTACAGTATCCATAACTTGTTCTTGCACCTCGGAAGGAACTTTGCCTGCTTCCATGATGCTAACTATACGATTTGCAAAAGATGTTTCTGGTGCGCTGCTAAATGTGGCACGGTTAAATTTGGAGAAAGCATTAACTTCAGATACGCCACCAACTTTGTTTAACAACGCCATTTCTCTTTCGCGTGCGCGTGGTGTTTCAAACGTAGTGACTACATGATCTACGACTTGACCTTTATCATTTAAGATATTGTACGAAAGCCAGTAATCCCCTTTACGTGTAAGAGGGAAATAAGGATCAATTTTGCTACGCTCAGTAAGAGTAGCCATCAAACCTTTGATTACTTTTTCTTTTGCCGTAGGGTCCATGTCCTGCACAGACTTAACACGATCCATAATTGAATCGCGTACTTCTTCATATATCTTTTGATACCTGTCTCGCATATCGGTGTACAGTTTTTTACCTGTATCACCTACTTTATTTAAATGTAGCTGTAGCTCATTCCAAGCCTTTAATTTTTCTGGCTGATCTTCATATGCACTTCTGGGTTTTGTAGGATCAACCTGATTGATCGTACTATCGCTAACTAATTTATTAAACGAATCAATAACATCTTTGTTTTTAGATTTTGCCCAATTATCTGCGCGTTCGCTTATAGGAATAAGCTCTTTCATTCGCGCTTCTATATCGCCTTTTTGTTTAGTAATTAGCTCATTAAATTCAGGTGCGCTAGGTAGATAACGTGCAGCTTGTTCTGCTATTGCATGACCGGGCAGCATAGACATGATGCCGCTACGAATACGATTGCTTGTTGATGAAGTCAATGCCATGTGAATCTTATCGGCAACCGTTTCGTTATAAACACCAAAATGTTTTGCCATGTCTGCGGCGCGTTCAAAAAAGCTATGCGCTTCTGGCCCATTTGGGTGTGCAATCGCCATATTAAGCGCAACAGCATCACGGAACTCAGGAGAAGGCGACAAGATTTCATTGATCAAACGATCTGCCGTATCTCGTGCGGAGTCGATACCTTTTGGTTCTAACCCCATCAAGCGGCGAATAAAGTTACCAACAATATTGGTAAACTTTTGCCACGCAGTTATGCGCTCCCCTTTAGGAGTCAACATACCTAGCTTCTCTTGAAACTCAGGATTACTAAATGCCTCTGCTACAAACTCATGTAAGTTTTTCGCTCCATACGCAGAATCTAGTTTATCTTTAACCGCATCGAACAACTTAGTAAGTTGTTTAGTAACAGGATGCGAAGGATTATCTAGCACATGCGAAGTAGCTGCGTGAGTTACTTCATGTATCACAACATGCGGGTTAACCCCAAGTTTAGAATCAAGCGTAATGGTATTGGTTTTGGGATCATATTCTCCCGGCTTACCAAAATTATCTACGACTTTAACTTTAGGCTCTGCACCGGAACGTAAGAGGGCCGTAGCTTTTTTAGCTAATGCACTTGGCAGTTGGTCTGCCATTATCTCTAAAGCACCACGTAAATTATTTACACTAAGTTGATGTACAACTTCAGGATGTAAATTTTCCCCTAACTTGTTAAGTGCATGGCGTTCAATATCTAACGTAGGTTTATATATTTGCGAAATGAGATCGTCTACATTGTGTTCATTTACAATGTCTTGACCTAATTCTTCAAGCTCTCGTGCTAACTTAGCATCCTGCTTACGACTACGCTTCGTCGAACCTTCTTCACCAAACTGTTCCGCATTTGCTTCAGCTAATTTTTGTTTAGCTTCTTCACGTTGTTTATCTATTTCACGTTCTTCACTTCTGCGTAAATCTTCTTTGGTAAGTTTATCGCTCTTCGCTTGTTCTTTCTTAAGTTGTTTTTCTAAATAAGCCTCATGCTTAGGATCAAGGGCTTTACGCACAAAGCCTTCAGCAAGTTTTGTATTCTTGCCACCTAAACTTCTGGCTGCTGCTTCTGATTCTAGGTTACTTGTTTTCCACGCAGGGGTCTTATTAACAATCTCATGCGCAATCATCTCAAGCGCTTTTCTAATATCCCCCGCAACGCTAGGTGCGTTTAAGTAACGATCAAATGCAGATGCTTCAGCTAAAGTATTAGTGGGCTTCTCGCGCAATTCTAATGCAGCGGTTGGCTCATTCGTTCTTCCTGTAGACTGAGTAGTAGTTCCTGTATCTTGGACCACTCGCTCAGATTCAGATGTTGAAGTTCTTCCGGCGGGCTGCTCTCCTGCGGGTTTGCTAGAAAGTTCATCGCTAGTTCTATTTGTTTCCACGTCAGTTGGCTTAACATTTTTAGC